CGCGAGCGGTGCGTATGGCGTGGCCTTCGGCTTCTGCCTTTAATCTGAGATCGAAACCACCCGCGCGCCGCGTGCGCGCGGGAAGGAGCGAAACATGAAACCGAGCTGCAGCAGCTGCGCACATGCCTTCCGGGAGGAATGGAGCCGCGACACAGACGCGCTGCGCTGCGGATACCGGGCAAGGCCGGAGGAACGCGCACCGGCGCGGGCGGACGGCGTTCCCATGATGAAACCGCAGAGCGCCTACGGGCAGGTGACGCAGCTTTTTCCGAAGGGCAAGGAAGCGTGCGTGGAAGGGAATGCACCGCCAGCGTGGTGCTACGGGCATTATTTATCCACATAGCCGAAACAGGGCGCGCTGTGCGTCCTGTCTGCCGGGGACAGCCTCCCGGCACTGACGATGGCAGGCTGAATACTTATATATAATTCGCGCGCGCACGCGCGAATTGAGGCTTGTAACCAATCTTAACTTAGCAACCAGAGAGGAGCTGCGGGGATGTACACAGGGAGAACATTCAACCGGGAGAGCGTATATGTCTGCGGCGATTACATGGACGGAGACATATATCCGGTATTCCAAGCGCCGGGGAAGCGGAGATCGCGGTGCAAGCCCACGAGCGAAATTCAGCAGAAGCTGAACCAGAAGAACGCGGAGAAGAAGCTGACCCGCTTAGTGCACAGCAACTTCACCGAGGATGACATTGCCCTGCATCTGACCTACCGTCCCGGCGAAGAGCCGCAGACGGAGGAGGAAGCGCAGCACATCCTGAGCAATTACATCCGAAGACTGAAGCGCCGGTATGCAAAGCTGGGGATGGAACTGAAGTACATCAGCTGCACAGAATACGGCAAGACCAGCGGAAGAGTGCATCACCATGTCATTCTCAGCGGAGGATTAGACCGCGACACCATCGAGAAGGTGTGGGGGCTGGGATACGCCAACAGCAAGCGGCTGCAGTTCAACGAATCCGGCGTGACCGGCCTTGCGCACTACATCGCCAAGGACAAGCATTTCTTCAAGCGCTGGAACCAGAGCCGGAACCTGACCATCCCGCAGTGCGCGCAGTTTGACGGGCAGCTGAACATGGACGACATAGCAGACATCGAGGAGGCCATCGAGTGCGGAACGCAGTGGCAGTGGTTTGAAGACCGCTACCCGGACTTTCAGCTGGTGGAGGCCACCTGCTACAAGAACAATATCAACCGAGGGACATATATCCACTTCGAGATGCGCAGGCGTGAGTGGAGCGGTTCTTCGGCGGCGCAGCCTGCGCGCATGAAAAAGCGTACTCCATCAGGCAGACCCTGATGCGGGGCAATACATAACCGGGAGGAATTGAATATGGCAAAGACACTGAACGAGTGGGCACGGGACATTCACCAGAACGCGGTGGAGCACGGCTGGTGGGACGAGCCGCGCAGCTTCGGAGACATTGTGGCGCTGTGCCACAGCGAACTGCCCGAGGCGCTGGAGGAATACCGCAACGGGAAACCCATGATCTACGGCTGCTGCGGCCACTGCGACAAGGAAACACAGTGCGAAGTGGATGGCAAGCCGGAGCACAGCTGCAAGCCGGAGGGCATTGCCACGGAGATGGTGGACTGCCTCATCCGCATCCTCGACTGGTGCGGCAAGGAAGGCGTGGATGTGGAGGCGGTGCTGGCGCAGAAGCACGAGTACAACCGCACGCGCCCGTACCGCCACGGAGGGAAAGCACTGTGAAGATCGGAGACAGAGTGCAGCGGGTGCCGGAGACTTTCGGAGAGACGGAAGAGATCAGAGACCGGAACCGGAAAAGAAAGGCACGCAGACGCGCCTACGACGGAACGGTGATATACATCCATCCGCTGGGGCGGTTCCATGTGGTGGCTTTTGAGACACGGGGGGGCACCATCCGGGAGAGCTTCGCGGGCGTATGATAACACGGGAGGTGAAGCAGATGTTTCGATATAAGCGCGGCGTGAAGGCGGACTACAACCGGCAGGGGTATATCTACTTCACCTCCCGCCGCTACCGGGAGCTGGACGAGGCGGCGCAGCAGAAGATACTCAACCTGTGTTTGGAGCACGGCGGGGAGCATTATCAGGCGCTATTCGAGTTTGTGACCACGGATGCCAGCGCCACGGCGCTGGCCATGCGGCACCACATGGACAAGACCACGCTGTACCGGAAGGTGCGGAAGTATTACGAGAACTTCCCAACGCAGCTGTAAAAACACATGCAGAACGCACGCAGGAACACACCTGCGTGCGTTTTTCGTTTTCGGAAAAGTTGCAACTCAGCGACACACTTTTTGTCGTACCATGATAGCGTGAGCTGGCGCACACCGCCAGCGGGTAAGAGCACAGCAAGATAATTCGAGGGGCGGGCGAAGGCTGTGCGGCAAAATGAATTTTTCCCCACGACAAGCGCGCACGATGCGCGCACGCACGCGCGGGAACCTTATAGCGCCGGAGCAAGGAGGTGGCGCAGATGGCTGCAGGAAGGCCGAAAAAATACACGAAAAAGGGACTGCGGGAAGCAATCGAGCGTTATTTCCGGAGCATATCACGGACAATTCCGGCAAGAGACGACACCGGCGGCATCATCCGCAACGATGACGACGAGGAGATCAAGGTGGTGCAGTTCGTGGTGCCGCCGAGCGTGACGGGCATGTGCCTGTATTTGGGCATTGACCGGAGCACATGGCAGAACTACGCGGACGCTGCGCTGCATCCGGAGCTGGCGGGGATATGCCAAGGGGCGCGAACCCGAATCGAGGCGTATCTGGAGCAGGAGCTGCTGACACGGGAGAAGGGCGTGCAGGGCATCATCTTCAACCTGCAGAACAACTACGGCTGGAAGCAGAAGCAGGAGGTCGAACTGGGCAAGGACACCCGCGAGAGCATGAAGCACGCCGCCACCTACCATGAGAAGTTGGCGCTGCTGAGGGCTGATGACGGGGAGAGCGAGTGCGATGAAGACGAAGTGGACGGCCTCTGAGCTGAAGGCCATGAGCCGCGAGGAGATCGACAAGCTCTATGAAATCGTAACGTGGTACGAGGGACTGCGGGAGACCAACAACGAAACCTTCCTGCCGCTGTTCGCTGACACACACCGGTATCTGGTGCTGAAAGGCGGCGGCGGTTCGGGCAAGTCCATCTTCGCGGGACGGAAGGTGCTGGAGCGGGCGGTCAACGAGCCGGGACACCGCTTCCTCGTGTGCCGTAAGGTAGCGAGGACGCTGCGAGAGAGCTGCTTCAAGCAGCTTTTGGGACAGCTGGCGGAGTTCTATCCGGACAGCGGGTACAAGGCCAACAAATCAGACCTGACCATCTCTTTCCAAAACGGCAGCGAGATCATCTTTGCGGGACTGGATGACGTTGAGAAGCTGAAATCCATCTACAACATCACGGGCATCTGGATTGAAGAGGCCAGCGAGCTGCTGGAGGGAGACTTCAACCAGCTTGACATCCGACTGCGCGGAAAGACGCGGGAGTACCAGCAGATCATCCTGAGCTTCAACCCGATCAGCATTCAGCACTGGCTGAAGAAACGATTTTTTGACCGGCGGGACAAACGAGCGCGGGTGCACGAGAGCACCTACAAGGACAACCGTTTTCTGGATGCGGCAGCCATACGGACGCTGGAGAGCTTTCAGGAGACGGACGAATATTACTATCAGGTCTACTGCCTCGGCATGTGGGGCGTGACGGGCAAGACGGTATTCAACGGCAAGGCCATCGGAAGACGGCTGCAGGAGCTGAAGGAACCGGTGTGCACCGGCCTCTTCACATACGCGGATGACGGGCTGACGCTGACGGACATCCGATGGGAGGACGCGAGGGAAGGCTGCATCAAGGTCTACAAGAAGCCGGAGAAGGGCGTGCCTTACGTCATCGGCGGAGACACTGCAGGAGAAGGCAGCGACAGCTTTGTGGCGCAGGTGCTGGACAACAGAACCGGAGAGCAGGTGGCGGTGCTGCGAGGCAAGTTCGATGAGGATGTGTTCGCACGGCAGGTCTACTGCTTGGGGCTGCACTACAACACGGCGCTCATCGGCATTGAGACCAACTTCTCCACTTACCCGGTGATGGAGCTGGAGCGGCTGCGGTATCCGAAGCAGTACATCCGGGAGAGCATCGACGATTACACGCACAAGATCAAGCAGAGCTTTGGCTTTCTCACCAACACGAAGACGAGGCCGGTCATCCTTGCGGAGCTTATCAAGGCGGTGCGCGATGACATCACCATCGTGAACGACGAGACAACGCTGCAGGAGATGCTGACATTCGTGCGCAATCCGGAGACGCTGAAGCCGGAGGCGGAGCTGGGAGCACACGATGACTGCGTGCTGAGCCTTGCCATCGCACACTACATCAGGCCGCAGCAGAGATACATCGCACAGAAGGAAACGGTGGCGCGGCTATGGACGGCATCCATGTGGGAGGACTATGAGAACGCATCACCGACGGAGCGGGAGATGCTGCGTAAACGCTGGGGCAATCCGCAGCGATAACAGGAGGACGCTATGAAGAAACAGGACAAGAACAAGCTGCGGCTTTGGCAGGACAGGCTGAAGACCAACGAAGCGGCATACGACGGCGAGACCAGCCGCATGGACGAGCGGGAGGCGCTGTATGCCGGGACGAACGAGATGCGGCCTATCGTGCAGGGCGAGCGGAAGACGAAGGCCGTGCACGTGCGCAATATCTGCGCGGAGATCATCGAGGCGCAGACAGACAGCAACATTCCGCAGCCGAAGGTGACGGCCAGACGCAAGCAGGACGAGATGAAAGCAAAGCTCATCGAGGACATGCTGCGCAACGAGCTTGACAGAATGCCGTTTGAACAGCTCAACGACATCATGGAGCGGACGGTGCCCATTCAGGGCGGCGCGGCGTTTCTGGTGGAGTGGGACAACACGCAGCGGACGCACTTCACCATTGGGGAGCTGGCGGTATCCACGCTTCACCCGAAGCAGATCATCCCGCAGGACGGCGTGTACACCGGCATCGAGGACATGGACTACATCATCCTCAAAATCCCGCAGACGAAGGAATACATCCGCAGGCGCTACGATGTGGACGTATCAGACGAGAGCGAGGAAGAGCCGGACATCAAGGGCACCGGTGGGGACACCACGGCGAACGACCTTGTGACGCAGTACATCGCATACTACCGCAACGACAAGGGAGGCATCGGTCTTTATAGCTGGGTGAACGACACGCAGCTGGAAGACCTTGAAGACTATCAGGCGAGGCGGCTGCGCAGGTGCGTGAAGTGTGGCGCGGTGGAGCCGCTGCTGACGGAGCCTGAGATGGACGCGCCGGACATCCTGCTACCGAACGGCATGAGCGCGGCGGCGGAGGTGGACTTTGACGCGGCGGCGGATGCGCTTGCAAGAGAGACGAGGCCGCTGCCGCTGCGGGGCGGGCGGAAGAAATGCCCATACTGCGGCGGAAGCAAGTGGGAGGAGACCGAGGAAGAGTTCGAGGAAATCCCTGTGGCCGTCACCAGAAGCGACGGAAGCACCATCGGCGGCATGGTACGCCGAGAGGTGGCATCCGACACAGAGACGGACGAGCTGGGGCTGCCGGTGGTGGAGATCATCGAAGAGCCGACGAAGGTGCCGTTCTACAAGCCAGACATCTTCCCGGTCATCCTGCAGAAGAACGTGAGCGTGTACGGCAGGTTCTTGGGAGACAGCGATATTGACAAGATCGCTGACCAGCAGAACACCACCAACCGCATCGAGAGCAAGATCATCGACAAGCTGCTGAAATCGGGCAGTTACATCACGCTGCCGGACGAGGCCAGCATCCGCGTGGACGCGGAGGACATGAAGGTCATCCGACCGGGCAATGCGGCCACCAAAGCGCTGATCGACGTATACGACCTGCAGGGCAACGTGGAGCAGGACATGGTGTACCTGTCGCAGGTATACGAAGAGGCACGCCAGATCATCGGCATCACGGACAGCTTTCAGGGGCGGACAGACCGCACGGCCACCAGCGGCAAGGCAAAGGAGTTCGCGGCGGCGCAGAGTGCTGGCAGACTGGAAAGCAAGCGCGTGATGAAAGACGCGGCGTATGCGGCGCTGTTCGAGGCCATGTTCAAGTTCAAGCTGGCGTACACGGACGAGCCGAGGCCGGTGGTGTCCAACGACATCCACGGCAACGCACAGTACGAGACGTTCAACCGCTATGACTTCCTTGAACAGGACGCGGCGGGAGAGTGGTGCTGGAACGATCAGTTCCTCTTCAGCTGCGATACCTCCGCCCCGCTGGCATCGAACCGCGAGGCCATGTGGCAGGAGACGCGCATGAACCTGCAGACCGGAGCCTTCGGAGACCCGGCGCAGATTCAGACGCTCATCCTGTTCTGGACGAAGATGGAGCTGCTGCACTATCCGGGAGCCGGAGAGACGCGGGCATACCTCGAAGAGGAACTGCACAAACAGCAGCTGCAGCAGCAGATGGCCATGCAGATGCAGATGGCACAGCAGCAGATGCAGCAGGCGCAGATGCAGCGGCAGCAGAATGGCAGGCTGGACATGCAGACCGCACAGGCCGTCATCCAGAGAGCGCAGCAGGACGCTGCGCGTGATTCCGGGCAGACCATGGGAGCAAATGCTCCCGTCTGACATAGATACTTCCCTATCATTCGGGTATCGCCCGGCCTCCTGAAGCGGGAAGCGGCGCGGGACTGGGGCACCCGCGCCGCCGACCGTGACACAAAGGAGCATCAAGGAAAGAAAGGAGGACGCAGAGATGGCAGATAAGACCTACGCTGGCAGCATCAAGAACACCGGCGCGCAGGTGGTGAAGGCACCCTTCAGCGGCGACAACAAGAAGGGCAACGGCACCGTGAAGACCGGCAACGACCTGAGAGGCAGCAAGAACAAGTAAGACCATCTGACAAAGCAAGCCCCACATTCGCAGGAAAAGCGCAAAAATCCAGAGAGGAGCACAACACATGGACATCGACTACGGCGCATTGTTTGGCATTGACGAAGGCGGAAAAGAGCAGGAGATCGCCGACCCTGCCACGGACGAGACCACACAGGCGCAAGGCGCAGAAGAGCAGGAAGCCGCCGACCCTGCCGAAGAAGAGACGCAGGACACAAGCGCCGAAGAACCGCAGGGAGCTGCGGAGGACGGCGAAGATCATAGTGAGACGGGCAAGCAGACCCCGGAGCAGAACGCAGCGTTTGCGGCGGCACGCCGCAAGGCGGAGGCGGAGCGGGATGCCGCCGTGGAGAAGGCGCGCACAGACGCACAGGAAGAAGCGAGGCGCACCATCGACGAGGCGTTCCGAAACAGCGGACTGGTGAACCCGTACACGAAGCAGCCCATCACATCGAAGGCGGAGTACGACGAGTACCGGCAGCGCTTCGATGCAGAGCGCAAAGCCCGCGTGCTGAAGAAGAGCGGGATGAGCGACGAGGAGTTCAACGCATTCGTGAACGAACTGCCGGAAGTGAAGCAGGCCAAGGAAGCGCAGGCGGCGGCGGAGCGGGCGCAGCAGGAGGCCAACGAGGCACAGGCACGGGTGAAGGTGGACGAACAGCTAAAGGAGATCGGCAAGCTGAACCCCAACATCCGGGAGCTGAAAGACCTTGCGGCCATGGAGACCTATCCGAAGTTCTACGAGCTGGTGAAGAAGGGCAACACGCTGGTGGATGCCTACCGGCTGGCAAACTTCGAGGCTCTGACCAGCAGCGCGGCGGCGGCCACCAGACAGGCAGCTCTCAACAACCTGCAGGGCAAGCAGCACATGGGACAGACCAAGGAACGAGGCGCGGGCGCGGTGAGCGTACCGGCTGAAGTGAAGGAGATGTACCGCGCGCTGAATCCGGGTGCCACGGATGCAGAGATACAGGCACACTACAACCGCAGCCATAAAAAGGGCTGACGAAGCGAAAGGAGAAAAGCACAATGGCTTTCAAGATTTATTCCACTGATGACAACCGCGTGCCGGGTATTGAATACCTGCCCGCAAGCGCCATCACACCCAAGGTGGGCATGGCACTGACGCAGACCACCGGCCAGCTGGCGCTGGCTACCGGCGCAACCGCGCCCACTTACATCTCCATGTGCGAAAAGGACGGCGAGTGCACGGCGGGCGACATCATCCCCGTTATCCGCGTGGGCAAGGACATGATTCTGGAGACCACCTTTGCAGCTGCCGCAACCAGCATCAAGCTGGGCGACAAGGTGACGCTGCACACGGACGGCCTGCAGGTCACGGCCACGACCACCAACGGCGTGGCGGAGGTGGTGTACATGGACGGCACCGCCAGCGGCAGCATGTGCCGCGTGCGCTTCTAAGAACGACGAAAGGAGTACAGTGAACAATGGCTAATATCACCTTTACCGAAGGCTCCGGCCTTCAGGACAGCATTTTCGGCAAGTCTCAGGAGCCGATCAAGATGTTCCTCGAAAAGAGGGGCGAGGCATTTGAACAGACCAGTATGTTGCCGGAGCTGTTCAATATGGGCAGCAGCAACCACTGGGGCGAAAAGTTCTCCACCATGACGGCCATGGACGGCTTCCAGCCGGTGGGCGAGAACGGCGACTACCCCGTGGACGGCATGCAGGAGGGCTTCGCAAAGTTCCTCGAACACATGACGTGGAAGAACAGCTTCTCCCTGTCCCGCGAGATCGTGGAGGATGCAAAGCTGATGGATTTGAAGAAGCAGCCCGCTGGCTTCATCACCAGCTACTACCGCACTCGCGAGAAGTTCGGCGCTGCCCTCATCGGCGCGGCTATCCAGAAGAAGACGGAAACCACCTTCTCCGGCAAGACCTTTGACGTGAAGACCGCCGATGGCAAGTGCCTGTTCGCCACCAACCACCCCAGCAAGCTGGGCAAGTCCAACCAGTCCAACCAGTTCTCTGATGCCTTCAGCAACGACGCGCTGATGGCGATGGAGGCGAAGATGCAGGACTTCCGTGGCGACAACGACGAGGTACTGGATGTGGCTCCCACCACCATCCTCATCCCCAACGACTACAAGCTCAAGCGCGACGTGTTCGCAGCCATCGGCGCGGACAAAGACCCTGCCACTGCCAACAACGGCTTCAACTACAACTTTGGCCGCTGGAACGTGGTGGTGTGGCCGTACCTGAACCAGTTCATCGCGTCCGGCACTTCCCCGTGGATTCTGCTGGACAAGAAGTACAACGACGAGTACGGCAGCGCCATGTGGCTTGACCGCGTGCAGCTGGAGGTCAGAAGCGAGCTGGCGGGCAACGATGCCAACGTGTGGAAGGGCTACGCCCGCTTTATCGCCGGTTTCAACGACTGGCGCGGCTATGCCGTGGGCGGCGTGACCGGCGGCACGCAGCTCATTGCCACATTGACTGGCGGCTAATCAGAACACAGACCGGACGGGGCGGCGGCGCAGGCCGCTGCCCCGCTTTTCATTTCGAGGAAAGGGGGACGGATAATGGCGACACTGAAGAGCGTCATCGACTATGTAGACGAGATCAAGCCTAACGCCTTCTCAAACGAGGCGAAGACAAAGTGGCTGAACGAGTGTGAAGGGCTGGTGCAGACCGAGGTCTTACTGTGGGCGAGCGAGGAGATCATCACCTACCAGTACGACGCGGACAAGGACAAGGAACTGCTGGCGCAGCCGCCGCACGACAAAATCTACTGGGCATACCTGACGGCCATGATCGACTTCGCCAACGGCGAGTACAACAAATACCAGAACACGATGCAGATGTTCAACAGCTTCTTCGGCGAGTTCATGCGCTGGTTTGCCCTTAACTACCGTCCGGCAGATACCCACGAGGAGGTATATGTATGAGCGGGTACGGAAACACGAAGATCGGAACCGAGTGGCGCGGGTATTACATCACCGCCTACGGCATCGCCGTGAAGCACGGCTTTCAGGGGACGGAGGAGGAATGGCTGAAGAGCCTGAAGGGTGACGGCGGCGAGCCTATCGTCATCCGCTATGACGAAACCGCGCAGCAGCTGCAGTGGAAGTACGAAAGCGACACACAGTGGCAGGAGCTGCTGAGCCTGAGCGAGCTGCAGGGCGATGTGGTGAGCCAGACGCTGGCGGCGGCACAGAACGCCAAGACGGCGGCGGAGGCGGCGCAGAGTGCGGCGGAGACCGCAGCACAGACCACCGGCGCAGACGCAGCCGCAGCCAAGAGCGGCGCAGACACCGCAACGGAGAAAGCCGCAGCGGCGGCAGCGAGCGCCAAGACAGCCACGGACGCGGCGGGAGAAGCACAGACGGCGGAGAGCAACGCCAAGGGCTACGCCTCCACCAGCGGCACCAACGCCACAGCGGCAGCACAGAGCGCGACAGACGCGCGAAGCGCCAAGGCGGCGGCAGAGACAGCGGCCAGCACGGCAACGAGCGCCAAGACCGCAGCACAGACTGCTGAGACGAACGCCAAGGCCAGCGAGACTGCAGCGGCGAGCAGCAAGACGGCGGCGGCAACCTCTGCCAGCAAGGCGGAAAACGCGCAGAGCGCGGCAGAGGATGCACAGACGGCGGCGGAGACGGCAGCAAGCACGGCGACGAGCGCCAAGACCGCAGCGGAAACCGCCAAGACGGGCGCGGTGAGCGCACAGAGCAAGGCACAGAGCGCACAAGTGAAGGCGGAGGGCGCTGCCGCAGACGCGGAGGAAAGCGCCGCAGCGGCGGCACAGAGCGCCACACAGGTGGCAGCCAACAGCAAGACCGCCGAAAGCTGGGCGGTGGGCGGCACCGGCACCCGCGAGGGCGAGGACAGCAACAACGCCAAATACTGGTGCGAGAGCGCACAGGCCATTGCGGGCGGCGGCGTGACCAGCTTCAACGGGCGCGGCGGCATCGTGAAGCCGCAGAAGGGCGACTACACGGCGGAGATGGTGGGGGCGGATGCCTCCGGCGCTGCGGCGGCGGTGCAGAGCAATCTGGACGGCCACGAGGGCGACACCACGGCGCACATCACAGCGGCGGAGCGCACCAAGTGGAACGGCAAGCAGGACAAGCTGACCTTCGACACAGCCCCGACGGCGAACAGCACGAACCCCGTGACCAGCGGCGGCGTGAAGACGGAGCTGGACAAGAAAGCCAACGCAACGAGCCTCGGCGCACACACCGGCAACACGGAAAACCCGCATCGGGTGACGGCGGCACAGGCGGGCGCAGACCCGACGGGGACGGCGGCAAGCGCGGTATCGGCGCATAACAGCTCCAGTACGGCGCACAGCGACATCCGTACCGCACTTGCAGGGAAAGAGACAGCAGGCGCTGCGGCAGCCGTGCAGGGCAACCTCGACGATCACGAGGGCAACACCACCGCGCACATCACGGCGGCAGAGCGGACGGGCTGGAACGGCAAGAGCGGGAAGGCACTTTCCTTCACGGTGACACTGACGGCGGCGGGATGGAGCGGCAACGCGCAGACTGTGAACAACAGCAAGTTCGTCACGAGCGGGTACGCCTACACGGTATGCCCTGCGGGAGACAGCTTTGCAGGCTACGCAGAGGCGGTGATCTACGCCGACGATGTGACCACGGCGGGAAAGATGACCTTCCACTGCAATGAAGCACCCACGGCCGATCTGACCGTGAACATTCTGAGAACGGAGGCAACGGCATGAGTTTGGTATTCAACATGGTGGGCGGCGGAGGCGGCGGCATCAAGCTGACCGGAATCGCCATCACAACACCGCCTACAAAGACCACCTACACGCAGGGCGAGACCTTTGACCCGGCGGGCATGGTGGTGACTGCGACCTACAGCAACGGCGCGACGCTGAAATGCACGGGCTATAGCTACGAGCCGAACACACCGCTGGCGGACGGCACAACGAAGGTGACCATCCGCTACACCGAGGGCGGCGTGACGAAGACGGCGGAGCAGACCATCACGGTCATCCACCGGCTGACGAAGATCGAGATCACGGCGCAGCCGACGAAGAAGGTCTATGAGTATGGCGACAGCTTCCAGAGCGCGGGCATGGTGGTGAAGGCCACATACTCCGACGGAGCGACCGCCAATGTGACGGGCTACAGCTGCAGCCCAGCGACGCTTAATGCCGTGGGCACGCAGACGATCACGGTGAGCTACACGGAGCGGAACGTGACCAAGACGGCCACCACCAGCGTGACGGTGAACCGGAAGACGATCTCCACGGTGCCGAGCCAGAGCGGGAGCCTGACCTACAACGGCGGCAGCCAGTCCCCCACATGGAACAACTACAACACGGCACAGCTGACCATCGGCGGCACGACCACGGGCACCAACGCAGGGAGCTACACAGCGACCTTCACGCCGAAGAGCAACTACCGATGGAGCGACGGAAGCACCACGCCGAAGAGCGTGAACTGGAGTATCGGGAAGGCGGCGGGCAGCCTCTCCATCTCCCCCGCCAGCATGACACTGGACACCACGACAAAGAGCAAGACCATCACGGTGACGCGCAGCGGCGACGGCACGATCAGCGCCGTGAGCAACAACACAGCGGCGGCGACGGTGAGCATATCGGGCAACACGGTGACGGTGACGGGTAAGGCCAACGGCAGCGCGACGATCACCATCAGCGTGGCGGCGGGAACGAACTACACCGCACCGGCGAACAAGACCTGCGCGGTGACGGTGAGCTTCCTGAAGGACAACTTCGCGGACAACGACTGGGCTTCCATCATCGCGGCGTGCCATTCGGGCAGCGTGCCGAGCACATGGGTGGTGGGCAACAGCAAGACGATGACCATCAACGGTGCGAGCTATCAGGTGGACATCATCGGCAAGAACCACGACACCTACGCCAACGGCGGGAAGGCACCGCTGACCTTCCAGCTGCACGACTGCTACGGCGAGACCAAGAACATGAACAGCTCCAACACCAACAGCGGTGGCTGGACGAGCTGCGCTATGCGAAGCACACACCTGCCCGCCATTCTGGCGCTGATGCCGACGGAGGTACAGAACGGCATCCGGGAGGTGAATAAGATGACCTCGGCGGGCAGCCAGAGCGCCACCATTAACACCACGGCGGACAAGCTGTTCCTGCTGAGCGAGATCGAGATTTTCGGCAGCGTCAGCTATTCCAAGAGCGGCGAGGGCACGCAGTATGACTACTACAAGGCGGGCAACAGCAAGGTGAAGAAGTACAACGGCAGCGCGCGCTACTGGTGGGAGCGCTCTCCGTATGGCAGCTACTCCACGTATTTCTGCTGTGTCGACAGCGACGGCAACGCCCCCTTCGACAGCGCGGGCATTGCGTTTGGCGTGGCCTTCGGCTTCTGCTTTTAATCCAGCATCTGAGGAAATCCCGCAGCCTGTGTGCTGCGGGATGGAAGGGAGAGAACCATGTCGGTCTACAAATCAAAACGGGGCGAGAGCAGCGTGCAGTTCATCGAAACGGCAAGACAGCTGGAGGCACACACCTTCGCGTGCTGCATGAAGGCACCGAAGCGGTACGAGCGGTTTCTGACGGGACGCATCATGGAGCTGAGCAGCGAGGTGCATGACCGGGTACGGGCGGCGAACAACATCTGGCCGACGAACCGGCACGAGGCGCAGCTGCGCAGGGACGAGCTGATGCGAGCGAACAACGCGCTGCAGAACCTCAGCCCAAAGCTGCAGCTGCTGTATGACAGCATTTTGCAGAACCCGGAGGGATATGGGTGGATTCACAAGGCGATGCAGCGCTGGGGCGACCTCATCTGCGAGGAGGCGAAGCTCATCGCGGCGGTGAAGAAGAACGACCGGCAGCGGTACAAAGACCTTCCGGAATGAAGAACATGGGTCAAGCTCTGTATTTGTTGCACTTGCGGCAGCGCGAACAACTGGTGGGAGCGCTCTCCGAATGGCAGCAACTCCACGAATTTCTGCAATGTCAACAGCAACGGCAACGCCAACTACAACAACGCGAGCAATGCGAATGGCGTGGCCTTCGGATTCTGCAAGAGATGGGTCAGGACAGTAACCGGCAGCGGCGAAGCAGCACCCTTGCAGAAGGAGAGCTTGTTCCCGGCACAGCCAAAACAATCCTCTGATGCAGTCAGCCGGACGCTGCTTGCATGGCGGGCGAATGTGCGGACAGCCCGTTCCATGGCTGGTACTGCCACGCGGATAGAACACGCACCCAAGAATAATTCCGTACAGGGGATGCCCTAACGGGCGAGGAGAATTATGACGAGCGAAGAGAGACACGAGGCACGGTACAGGAGAAGAAAAGCGGAACGCCAGCGGCGAAGAGATGCACGCAGCGAGGCGTGCGGGAGCTTTGAGCAGGTGTTCAGCTACGAGCACCTGTACCGGGCGGGACGGGAATGCTGCAAGGGCGTGGGCTGGAAATGCTCCACGCAGCGGTATCTCGGCAACTTTACCGCCAACATCGCCCGGACGCACCGGGAGCTGATGGACGGCACATGGAAGACCAAGGGATTTTTCGCCTTCGACCTGATGGAACGGGGAAAGCTGCGGCACATCCGCAGCGTGCACATCGCGGAGCGGGTGGTGCAGCGCTGCCTGTGCGATAACGCGCTGGTGCCGCTGTTCTCGGCGGCGTTCGTGTACGACAACGCGGCGAGCCTGAAGGGCAAGGGCATCGACTTTGCCATGGATAGGCTGACCTGCCACCTGCAGCGGTACTACCGAAAGCACGGGACGGACGGCTGGGCGCTGGTATTCGACTTTTCGGACTACTTCAACTCCGCGCCGCACGCGCCGATCTACGCAGAGAGCGAGCGGCGCATCCGGGACGAGCGGGTGCGAAAGCTGGCGTGCGGCCTGATGGAGGACTTTGGCGAGCGGGGCTTCGGCCTCGGCAGTCAGGTGAGCCAGATCGACGCGCTGATGCTGCCAAACCGGCTTGACCACTTCATCAAGGAGCAACTGCACATCGAGGGCTACGGCAGATATATGGACGACGGCTATCTCATCCACGAGAGCCGGGACTACCTGCAGGAATGCCTGAAGCAAATCCGGGCGGTATGCGCAGACCTCGGCATCCGGATGAACGAGAAGAAGACGCGCATTGTAAAGCTGCAGGAGCTGCATTTCCTGAAGACGAGATTCTATCTGACGGAGACGGGGAAGGTGCGGCGGAAGATGTGCCGCAAAAGCGCAAGGCGGATGCGGCGGAAGCTGAAGACCTTCCGGCGATGGATGGCGGAAGGCAGAATGACAGAGGAAGACATCCGCACGGCATACGAGAGCTGGCGCGGCCACATGCGGCGGGGCAACAGCTACCGGGTGCTGCGGCGGATGGACAGGTTCTACAAACGACTGATGGAAAAAGGAGCGTGAAAGCATGTACGAGATCAGAAAGGACGGCGGCGTGATCGCGCTGACAGAGAAGCCGAACTACATCCGCAGGCACGCGGACGGCTTCTACATCCTCTGCGAAGAGGAGGACGCACAGGGCGTGGCCGTGGACGGCACGGTATACCGTCTGATGGGGCGCACGGGGCTTGATGAACTGAAGGAAGTGCAGCTCATTGAGAAGGACACCGGCACGGTTTTGCAGAGCAGCAGTGAGGCGGTGGGCATCGCATTTGTCACCATGACAGAGAGGGGAGACATCGACGGCGTGACGGCGGGAGAGCACGCGGAGCTGTTCAGCCCGTGGGCGTACCCGGTGGCCTACACCGCAGGACAGATCAGGGAACGCAGCGGAAAGCTCTACAAATGCCTGCAGGCGCACACCTCGCAGGGGGACTGGAAACCGGAGGACAGCCCGTCGCTGTGGGTGGGCATCTCCGACCCGGCGGAGGAATGGCCGGAGTGGAGCCAGCCGGTGGGCAGCACAGATGCCTACGCCAAGGGCGCAAAGGTGAGCCACAACGGCAAACACTGGACGAGCGATGTGGACGCGAACGTGTGGGAGCCGGGTGCGTATGGATGGACGGAGGCGACGGCATGACGGAGACGGTCATTGTGGCTGTGCTGAGCCTGATCGGCACCATGGCGGGGGCGTACTTCGCAAACAAGAAAAGCGCGGCGCTCATCGCCTACCGGCTGGAGGAGCTGGAGCAGAAAGTAGCGAAGCACAACGGTTTGGTGGAGCGCACCTACCATCTGGAAGAGGCGGCGGCGGTCTTCGAGGAAAAACTGAAGGTGGCAAACCACCGCATTGACGATCTGGAGAGAGGGGCATGAAGGGCAGGCATCAGAGAAGACGGCCAAGTAAGACAACGACCACCAAGCGCATTGTGTGGGCGTGCCTTATCAACGGCATCGGCTGGGTGTGGTGCAGCTACGCTCTCGCCTTCCTCGGCAGGACGGAAATTGCGGAAAGCCTGAGCCGGACGGCGGTGACGGAGATCATCGGCGTGGTGCTGCTGTACTGCGTGAAGAGCCTGTTTGAAAAGCGGGAGAGCTTCGGCGGTATCGGCAGGAAGGAAGAACAGGTAACGGACTTATGAAAGGAGCAAGACCATGACGGACATTGCAATCGTGAGACTGGGTATCGGGCTGGTGCTGCTGATCGCGGCAAACATCGCCCTCGGCAGCGTGAACGCCTTCATGGAGGGCACATGGGACATGATGAAGTTCCGCAACGGCTGCATCAAGGGCGGCGTGGTGGCTGCGTCGCTCATCGCGGTGTACTACGCAGGCTGGCTGAACCCTGATCTGCTGGTCATCGAGGCGGAGGGACAGACGGTGAACCTGATGACGGCGGTACATATCGCGCTACTGGCAGCGTTTACGGCGTATGCGGTGGATGTGCTGAAGAAGCTGAAGGACATGCTGAGCACCGCGACACCCGGCAAGGAGGAAGACCATGAGCAACAGTAAGCTGGTGAGCTATACCCGGCTCAGCCCGAACCACTCCGGCAAGCGGAGGCACGCCATCGACACCGTCAGCATCCACTGCATGGCGGGAAATCTGAGCGTGGAGAGTTGCGGCAGACTGTTTGCGGACAGATCGCGGGAGGCCAGCAGCAACTACGGCATCGGCAGCGACGGCAGAATCGCGCTGTATGTGGATGAGGGCAACCGCAGCTGGTGCACTTCCAGCGCCAGCAACGACAACCGCGCAGTGACCATCGAGGTGGCCAACTGTGCGGACGGCGAGCCGTGGCCGATCACGGAGGAAGCCTACAGGAGCCTCATCAATCTGCTGGTGGACATCTGCCAGAGGAATCACATTCCTGAACTGCGGTGGAAGGGAGATCAAAACCTCGTAGGTCAGGTGGACAAGCAGAACATGACGGTGCACCGCTGGTTTGCCAATAAGAGCTGCCCCGGCAACTGGCTGTACGAGCATCACGGGCAGATCGCAAAGGAAGTAAACGAAAGACTGGAGGAAGAAAACATGGTGAGATATGAACGGCTGCGGGACATCAAGAACAAGAAGTTCCACGACATCATCGAAAAGCTGATGGATGCCAATATCCTCGGCGGGGACGGCAGCGACCCGACGGGCAACGAGGACATCATCGACCTGAGCCACGACATGGTGCGCACCCTTGTGCTGGAGTATCGCGGCGGGGCGTTTGACCGCAAGCTGAAGGCCGTGGGCATGGAGCCTGCGGTGAAGGACTGAGAGAGCGGCGGAGGCCGGTGCATTCCGCCGGTCTCCGCCTTCTGCGCGAAAGGAGGCATGAAAGATGCCATCAAACCTGCTGACGGCAGACACCACTTTCCCGACGCTGACGCAGGAGCAGAGCACGGACGAGAAGTTTGAGAAGATCACAAGCTATCTCTACATGCTGCTGGAGCAGCTGCGCTACAGCATGGGAAACCTTGACAAGGAGAACTTCAACGACGCGGGGCTGGAGGAGATCGCAAACATCATCACGGAGCCGGTGTATGTGCAGCTGAAGGATGACGAGACGAATATCGCAGCGCTGACAGTGACGGCGGCGGGACTGGGCGCGCGGCTGAGCGACGCGGAGGGAAACATCACGCAGCTCACCGCCACCACCACAAGCCTGACAAGCCGCATCAGCAGCGCGGAGGGCAGCATCTCCACCCTGCAGCAGACGGCCACAAGCCTGACAAGCCGCATCTCGGACGCAGAGGGGAACATCTCTTCCCTGACGCAGACGGTGAACGGCATGACGCTGAGCGTGACCAATGGCTCATCCAGCTCCACCATTCGGCTTTTAGCAAACGGCGTGCAGCTGAGCAGCCAGTCCATCAGCTTCTCCGGCATGGTGAGCTTCACAGACCTGTCCACCAGCGGCTGGACGACCATCAACGGGGACAACATCACCACGGGCACCATCGAGGCTATCGACATCTACGGCTGCACCATCGAGGGCAGCACCTTCAAAAGCGTACTGAAAGCCAACGGAACCGTGGGCGGCGAGATCGAGTTCTGCTACCTGAACACCAACTATGTGGCGGGCGGCATCCGACTGGACGATCAGGGCGCGGGCACGGAGTACGAGCGCACATACCGCATGTTCATCTACACCAACTATGTGCAGGGCGTGGGCTTTGCCATGAAGCTGCAGAGTGCCAGCGGCATCAGTATGGAGGCGGACGAGAACGTGTTCCTGTATGCGGGAACGAGAATGACCATCAGAGGAGACAGTGGCATCTACCTGACGGGAGATGTGTATGTCAACGGGACGCTGCTTCAAGTGAGCAGCAGCTAAGGAGGGAAAGCATGTATTTGATCGAATGCGCAAACGCCTATCTGGCGGCGGTGCAGCTGCAGCAGAAGGAAATGGACTATCAGACGGCGTTTGCTGTGATGATGGTGAAGAAGCAGCTGCAGAGCCATGTGGAGTTTCTGCAGAATGAGGAACTGAAGCTGGCGGAGAAGTACGCGGAGAAGGACGAAAAGGGCAATATCAAATGGACGGAGCGGGGCACCTTCCCTTATCGGGACGCAGACGCGGCGGCGGGATACCAGAGGGAACGCAGGGCGCTGGGCATGACGCAGGTGGAGGATGACTTCACGGTGCAGCACGCGCCGGTGCCGGAGAAGATCACACCCATGCAGCTGGAAGCGCTGGAGAAGTTCATTGTGTTCGGAGGTGAGGGATAATGGCGACCGGGCTGCCATCCATGGCCTACGGCGACGGCATCAGCAAGCGCAAGCAGGTAAAGTTCGGCGGATACAACCACACGCTCGCAGCAGAGAACGGAGACTTGTGGGACATGGAGAATCTGACGAGCGACTTCTATCCCCTTTTAAGCCCGCGCACAAGGCGGTGGACATGTCGGACGCTGACGAAACCGAACGGTTTATATGCCCACGACGGGCTGTACTGGGCGGATGGAACGGGCTTTTACGCCGACGGCGAGCTGAAGGGCATCGTCACCGACGGGCACAAGAAGTTCACGAGCCTCGGCGCGTACATCGTCATCCTGCCGGACAAGAAATACTACAACCGCCTGACGGGCGACTTCGGCGCACTGGAAAGCAGCTGGAGCGGGAGCGCGAAGATTCAGGACGGCACCTACGCGGGCGAGGAAGCAAAAGCCAACACCATCTACGCTGTGGGTGCGGGAGCAAAGTTCAACGAGGGCGACGCGGTGACGATCTCCGGCGCGACGACGCATCCGGAGAACAACAAGACCGCCATTATCCGGGAGATTGACGGGGACAACCTGCGCTTCTATGAGAACACATTCACCATCTCGGACGGCGGAGACAGCGAAACATTGCAACTCAGCCGCACGGTTCCGGAGTTAGACTATATCTGCGAGAATGAAAACCGGCTGTGGGGATGCAAGGGCGACACGATCTACGCCAGCAAGCTGGGCGACATCTTCAACTGGAATGTATTTGACGGCGTGGCGACGGACAGCTTTGCGGTGGATGTGGCAAGCACTGGAGATTTTACGGCGTGCTGCAGCTATCTCGGCTATCCGTGCTTCTTCAAGGAGGAGCACATCTACAAGGTATACGGCGACAAGCCGTCCAATTTTCAGGTGATGGGCAGCGCCAGCTTGGGCGTGGAAAAAGGCAGCGACGAGAGCCTTGCCATTGCGGGGGAGACGCTTTTCTACCTGAGCCGGACAGGCATCGTGGCATGGAGCGGCGGCATCCCGCAGAGCGTGAGCGCGGCATTCGGCACGCAGCGCTTCCGGAACGGCGTGGCGGGCAGCGACGGGACAAAGTATTTCGTCTCGCTGCAGGACACGACGGGGGTGTATCAGCTGTTTGCCTTCGACACCCGCACCAACCTGTGGCACCGGGAGGACAGCACGCAGGCTGTGGGCTGGGGCTGGAATGAGGAGCTGTACTGCCTTGATGCGACCGGCAAGCTCTGGATGAACGGCAACGCCAGAAGCGTGCCGCAAGGCGCGGTGCAGGAAGCGCTGGTGGCATGGAAGGCGGAGTGGGCGGACTTCTACGAATACACCACCTATTCGTCCTCTTCCGCGGCGACACCGGAGAAGAAGGGAATCGGAAAGCTGCTGCTGCGGCTGGAGCTGGATGAAGATGCAAGCGTGCAGATCGACATGCAGTTCGACAGCGACGGCGTGTGGAGGACGGTGAAGACGCTGCAGACGGAAGTGAAGCGCAGCTACTATCTGCCGATCATCCCGCGCCGGTGCGACCACTTCCGCATCCGGATGACCGGAAACGGCGGATGCAGACTGTATTCGCTGGTGCGGGAAGTGTACAACGGCAGCGAACTATAAGAAAGGGGCGGACTATGGCAAACAGATACACATACGACGATTTTCAGAAAGCAATGCAGAGCAGCGGCCTCGGCGGGCAGTTCTCTGACGCAGACCTGAAGCTGGCGCAGAAGAACCCGGACGCAGGAATGAGCATCCTGAAGTACAAGCAGGACTACAAAAACGCTGCCACGGACGAGGCACGGGCGCTGGCCAACCTCGGCGCGGAGGGCATCCGCTCCAGCTACGGCGGGTACACCGGCGGGCAGAGGGGCGCAAACTTCTACCTTGACCCGCTATCCCCCAAGGACTTCCAGAGCAGCGCAGCGCCGACCTACAAAAACAACTATGCCGACACCATCAGCGGCCTTTTGGACAAGCAGCTGGGCTACGGCAGCTATTCCTACGGCGAGGCGCAGCCGGAATACAACAACCGCTACGACGCGACCATTCAGGACTTGCTTGGCCAGATCGTGAACCGGAAGGACTTCAGCTATGACCCGGAGAACGACCAGCTTTACAGCCAGTACCGCAAGCAGTACACGCGGGAAGGCCAGAGAGCCACGCAGGACGCGCTGGGCGCGGCGGCGGCAGCCAGCGGAGGCATTCCGTCCAGCTACGCGGTGAACGCGGCGGCGCAGGCGGGCGACTACTACGCCAGCCAGATGACGGACAAAATCCCGGAGCTTTACAAGCTGGCCTACAACAAGTACATGAACGACTACAACATGAAGCTCAGCGACCTCGGCGCGGTGCAGGGCGCGGAGCAGAGCGACTACGACAAGTTCCTCAACGAGATGCAGCAGTACAACACCAACCGCGCCTTCGACTATCAGGCGTGGATGGACGAGTACAACCGCATCAACAACGACCTGCAGACGGCGAGCGGGCTGGAGCAGCTGGACTACACCAAGTACCTGAATGACCTGAACCAGTTCAACACCGACCGCAGCTTCAACTATGGGCAGCTGCTGGACGAGGTGAACAACCAGACGGCCAGACGCAGCGAGGCGATGAACAAAGCACTGACGGCGGCGGAGCTGGGCGACAATTCGTTCCTGAACGATATGGGCATCAACACAGACAACAACCCGGCGGACTACGAGCGGCGCTATCAGCTGGCGCAGCTGGCCGCGCAGTACGGCGACTACTCCGGACTGCGGGAGCTGGGCATCAATCCGGACGCGGCGGCACTGAACAAGTTCAACACCACGGCGGCGGGCAAGTCCTCTTCTGGAGGGAGCCGAAGCAGTGGAGGCGGCGGAAACACAATGCCGCAGGAGACCGAGACGACCGGACTGAGCGCGCAGGACATTGCAGCACTGAAGGCGGCCTACGGAACGAACATCGACGCTGACACATGGAACAGCATCCTGCAGAGCAATCCGGGCATCACGGAGGCGATGCTGACGCAGGCGGGATTTACCAAGAGCGGCGGGGCTACCGGCGGCGGAAACATCTCCGGCGTGACCGACTACGACAGCGCCATTGCCTACATGAAGGCGGCGGGGGTGGACGGCGGCGTGCGCTCCGGCCTGATGACCAAGAGCGAGTGGAGCCGCAGAAAGGCATCGCTGCAGCAGTACGGCACCGGCGGCACCGAGGTAAAGAACTACAACAGCTACGCGGACTACATCAAAGACTACTGCGAATACGCCGCCAGCAAGTAAGGAGGACACGGTATGGCATCCTTTTCTGAGTGGAGCAACAACAAAATGAGGCAGGCGACCGGCACAGCGAAGACGACCGGCACGCCGCAAAAGGTACAGAGCTTTTCTGCGTGGAGCGATCAGAAGCTGGGCAAGGCAGACACACAGAAGAACCCTGCCAGCGGCAACACAGGCTTCGACCGGAGCGGGAAAACCAGAGACGAGTATGACAGCAGCGTGCGGCAGAACTATGCCGCACGCGCAGCTGCATCTGATAAGCTGACAGAGAGCGAGTACAACCGCTCAACTGCCATGCAGCAGAAGTACGGCAGCTATCAGAACTACCTCGTGGGCGCGACGGCGGATGGGAAATACTATTCGCAGCCGAAGCTGGGCGCGGATATGGAGCGGAAATACAACACCGTGACCACCTATGAGGCGAACGCCAAAAAGAAGGCGGAGGAGCTGCAGAGCGCTAATGAGACGGCGGGCAATCTCTATACGAAGCTGAACGAGCTGAGCGGAAAGCTACCGGAGCTGCAGCAGTACGCGGGCAGCAGCGCTATTGCGTCCGGGATTGTGCAGCAGATGCAGCAGGAATATGCCAGCACGCTGAAACAGTATGAAGACGCGACAAAGGCGGTAGATGCCGCTTATGCCGCCTATGAGCCTGCGTGGAACCGGTACAAGCAGGCGGCGGAGGATTATGAAGCCTACCGCACAGAGCAGCAGAACCTGTTCGACAACTGGAAGAAGACCATCCGAACGGACGAGAACGCCATCAACGCCGACCTGACGGCGGCGCAGAGCAATGTGAAGCGGCTGCAAGAGCAGCAAAAGGCGCTGCAGAAGCAGGCACAGCAGCTGATGAACAAGGTATCTTCCCGGCGTGGCGGGACAAATGAATTGATGCAGTGGAGCCAGCAGGCACAGGCGCTGCAGGCGCAGGCCAAGGCCATGGACAGCCAGATCGCGGAGGCGCAGGGTGCAGCGGATTTGCTGCAGGAGGAGCTGGACTGGAAGAAATATTACCAGTATGCCGACCTGACCAGCGCGGAAGACTTTGGCGAAAAGAGCCAATACAAGAGCACGGCCAACGGAAAGAAGCGCTCCAACCTCGACATTCTGTTTGATAACTACAGTGACGATGCCAGCGGCTGGGATGACCCGCTGTATGAGTACATCAACGGCAACAGCGAGGCGGGTGCATACATCACAAATCAAGCCGGGGCGAACTATGGCGGGGACAGCAACCCGCTGGGCGCTCTGTTCGGCATGGCGACGGAAAACAGATCGGAATCGCAGCAGATGACCGACGAAGAAGTGGCCATCTTCAACTATCTGTACGCCTCGCAGGGCAAGGACGCGGCACACGCCTACTATGACTACCTGACGGGCGATCTGAACTATCGCCAGCGGCAGGAAGAAGAGGCATACTGGAGAGACTATGCCAAGGAATCACCTGTGGGCAGCAGCGTGTTCAGCGTGCTGACTTCCCCGATGAAGGGACTGAGTTATCTTGCACAGGCGGCGGACTATCTCGGCACCGGAAGCATCGACCAGAATGCGGCGTACAACCGCTTTTCCTACGCCAACAATGCCATTCGCAATCAGGTGGCGGAGACCATTGAACAGAGCGGGAACTGGGGACAGGCGGGCAGCTTCCTGTACCAGACCGGCATGAGTATGGGCGACTTCCTGCTGAATACTGCGATCACGGGCGGATTCGGCGGAGGCGGCGCACTGAGCGAGGGAATGTCTCTTGCCATTATGGGCACCGGCGCGGCGGCGGATGCCACCGTTGCCGCAAAGGATAGAGGACTGACAGATACACAGGCGTTCACGCTGGGAACCATCGCGGGTGCAGCGGAAGTGTTTACAGAGAAGTTCAGCATCGAGGCGCTGCTGAAAGGCAAGTGGGAAGACGGAGCCATCAAATATATCCTGAAGAATGCGTTCACGGAAGGCGCGGAGGAAGTGGGCAGCGACTTCATCAACCTGTTTGCCGACATCCTCGTCGCCAAGGACAAGAGCGAGTGGCAGCAGACCATAGACGCATATATGGCGGAGGGCAAGACGGAGGGCGAAGCCTTCGGCCTTGCAGTGGCGCAGCAGGCGGCGGAGATGGGGCTGGACTTCCTCGGCGGCGCACTATCCGGCGGCACCATGGCCACGGCGGGTGTGGGCATCGGAACGGTGCAGCGAAACGCCGGATACCAGCAGACCGGCAGCACGCTGCGCAAGATGGGCGACGAGATGGTGAACAGCATCATCGAGACGGCGGAGACCCTTGATGAAAACAGCGAGGCATACAAGCTGGGACAAGAGCTGAAGAACAAGCTGAACAAGGGCAAGAAGCTGACGGATACGGAGATCGGCAGACTGTTTGCGGAGACCACCAGAATGCTGGAAGGGACGGAACCGACTGCAGGACAAACCGGAACCGCTCAGGAACAGACGAAAGGCGTGGTGCTGCCGATGGCGGAAGAGACCGGCGGAACGGTACTGCCGACAGCTGAGCAGGCGGAAACGCAGACGCAGCAGCGTGCAACAGAGCAGGAACGCCAAACTGCGCCGCTGAGAGAGACCATGGAGGCGGAGCAGCCGGGTGTTTTGCCGACGGTGGAACAGGCGGAAACGCGGCAGAGAGCTGCGAGAGCCGAGACGGAAACGGAACGCACGGGCATTCTTGCAGGCGTGGACGAGGACACCATCGCCAAGGTACAGCGCATCGCCAACATCGTGGGGCGCGAGGTGGTGTTCTTCGACGAAGGCGCGGATAGCGCTGGAGGAATGCACAACGGCTACTACAACCCAGCGGACGGGAAAATCTATGTCAACGCACGTAGCCAGAACCCGGTGGCGCAGATCATCAGCCACGAACTGACGCACAGCATCGAGGCAAGCGGAAGCTACAGCGATTTGCAGAAGCTGGTATTGAACCGCATCCGGCAGACCGGCGTAGACCTGCAGGCCATGCGGCAGCAGAAGGCGGAACTGTATGCGCGGCACGGCGAGAACCTGACGGACAATGCGGCCATTGATTCGGAGATCGTGGCGGAGTATGTGGAAAAGTATCTGCTGACCGACGAGCAGAGTATCCGCGCCATGGTGCAACAGAACCGGACGCTGGGACGGCGCATCCTGCAGTTTATCAACGAGCTGCTGGCAAAGCTGGGCAACAGCGACGCGCAGGAGCGGGCGTTCCTGACGAAGGCAAAGAATTATTACCAGAGCGCCCTGCAGGAGACGCAGAGCAGCTTCACCGCAGACATGCAGCAGCGAGCCGCTGCGCAGGCGCAGAACATGGACACGCTGCAGCGGCAGATGGCAAACGGGGAAATCTCTGAAGAGGATGCAGAAGCGGCGTTCAACGACATGTATGACCCGGAGATCGACATGCAGCAGGGGCTGGGCGGATTGCAGCACAGCTATGCCGGGGCGAACGCCAACGGCGCGAACCTTGAAAGCCTGCGGGAAGCGCAGGAGATGCAGCAGGCCGGAGCCGACATGGAGAGCATCCGCAAGGCGACGGGCTGGCACGAAGGCATGGACGGCAAGTGGCGCTTCGAGATCAACGACAGCAGGATGCAGCTGCGCGCCGACGCGGCGGATATTCCCAACTACACCACGCTGGGAGAGCTGGTGGATGCGCCGGAGCTGTTTGAAGCCTATCCGGATATGGCGGATTTGAGCGTGACATTCCACACGCTGGAGGACGGACAGAACGGCGGATACAGCCGGAAGTTTGACAGCATCGAGCTGAGCCGCGACCTGAAGAACAGACCGGAGGCGCTGCTGAACTCCCTCATCCATGAGGCGCAGCACGCCATCCAGAACCGGGAAGGATTTGCCAGCGGGGCAAACCCCGCCTACTGGAACCGGAGAATGGAAAACGGATTTGACAGTAGGACGGCGGAGGAACGGCGCGAGGGCGCACGACTGCAGGAACAGTATGAGCAGATGCGGGAGAGCGACCCGCAGTTCGTTGCGGCTATGGAAGAGCTGAATGCCATGGCACCGAAGGTGCCGCGCGGGAAGGTTGACCTGAACACATGGGAGCAGATCGAGCCAGACCCGCCGGAGTGGGTGCGCTACGACGAGCGCAGAGACCAGCTGGAGGAACAGTACGGCGACCGCGTGTGGGACTGGTACAGCCTGCGGGACAGCATCGACCGCAACGCGAGGAACGGAGGCCGGATGCCGACCGACCTGTACCGCGACACGGCGGGAGAGATCGAGGCGCGGGACACTGCGAAGCGACGGGAGCTGACGGCGCAGGAGCGCCGGGAGACATCGCCTGACTATGGCAGCGAGGACACGGTATTTGCTGACAGTGGGGATGGCTACGCCATCGGAAAGACCACGGACAACAAGCCGTTCGTGGAGGTGGAACAGGACATCCTTGCGGGCGTGCCGGAGGCAGACTGGGTGAAGACCGTCAAGGAGAACCTGAAGAAAAAGTTCCCCAACGGCATCACCGTGGGGAACAACGAAATTCAGATTGACGGCAGAAGCAGACAGGAGATGACTTTCTCCCGGTACATGCAGTGGCTCTATAACAACGACCCGCAGCTGCACGCGGACAAGCTACGCGCCACGGACAATGCCGACGAAATTCTGCGCGCAACGACGGACTGGGTGAACGAAGGGCTAAACCATCCGCGCAAGGACAGAATCACGGACTTCGCCAGAGGTAATGTGTTGCTGCGAGTGGGCGGAAACGACTACACGGCGGACGTGGTGGTAGGCACGAAGAAAAATGGAAGCATGGCACTGTACGATGTGCTAAACCTGCAGCCGACCTCTTTTACAGAAAAAGAGGCGGATGCAGCAATAAGCACGAACCCGTCACCGGGAGCTGCCAGAAGCACTGCATCCGTCTCTGACGATAGTGTAGCAGAGAAGCTGCCGCCTGTCAAGAAGCGCTTCTCCATCGACGAGCCGGTGGAGTGGACGAAAGACCTGATTGCCGTACACAACAAGGACTGGTCTGTTATTCGTGACGCGGCCTTGAACTGGGGCGGCATCCCATCCCCTTCCGTGGCCATCGTGGACGCGGCGGAGGGGCACACGAAGTACGGAGATACCAGCGTAGTGTTCCCACGTGCCACCATAGACCCGGAGGCAGACCCGCGTAACAAGGTGTACGGCGGCGACGCATGGACACCGACAAAGGACAATGCGCTGGTGGAGCGCGAGGTGAACTACGAGGCGCGGCGGGCGTTCGATGAGAACATCAAGAACCTGTCCAGCCAGTTTGCGGGCGGCGTTTTCCAAGGCAGCGGCACGCTGGGCAAGATCGGATTGGAGAATGAGACCAGATGGGAGCCGGAAGAGATCGCCGACAAGCTGGCGAACCATCCGGAGGTGCAGGCGGCATTCCTTCAGAGCGAGGGCAAGAGCCTTGAACCGGTGTACCGTGACAAGCAGTTCGACCGTTTCTTCAGCAACGCAACCATTCAGCGGTACCTCGACGCGGTGGGCGAACAGGAAGTGGCGCGGCTGGCGGTGAAGCTGATGACCGGCGAGCGCCTGACGGCGGAAGAGATGAAACCGGCGGAACAGGCCATCCGGGAGGTCTATGCAGAGGAACACGCCAACTTCCTGAACCGCAGACCGGAATCCAAGGAGAAGCGCATCGACTACTACATGAAGAACAATGTGTTCCCTAACCGGGTGGAGGACTTCATCCGGAGCACGCAGGAGTTCTATGAGAGCGGCGGAAGCGCGGGCGAGATCGACAAGGAAGCCACGGCGGCCAAGATGATGGAGATGATCGCACCGGGCGGAAGCTGGAACGATGCGCTGCGGACGGTGAAAGACTGGGTGCAGCCACAGCTGGAGGGGCTGCTGGGCGAGCGGGGCATCTACAACGGCGAGGATGCAGTGACCGACAGCGGCAGACGCAGCTTTGCACAGACACACTGGGACTACACGGCGGAGAACATCGTGAAGGCCATGAACATGGCGGCAGCCAAGGGCGCGAACATGTACGGCGTGACACCGGAGACACTGGCGGCAACGGCCACGCGGGAATATCGGAACGTGGACGAGATGCACGCGGACGAGGCGAGACTGCGCACGGTGAGCGAAGAAGAACACGAGAAGGCGCTGCGAGACCTCGGCATCTATCTTGACCGTGTGGTGAACGATCTGATGCTCACCACGATGCACAAGTACGACAACAGCTTCGAGGAGGAGCAA